TAGAACCAGAGACAGCTACGGCCCATCGGCACAAGACGAATATATCAGGCGAGTAAACGCGAACCGTGTATACCTAGGAAAGGAGCTGCTTTCTGAGGCTGAGGAAGCGGAGACAAGAGCGAAGCTTCAAGACATGCGAAATTTGCAATCTCATATGGGGGAGGACTACAGACCAATTTTTACTAGCGGTAGCCCTCACAAGAATTACGACGGCCTTAAAGAAGCTGGAAAATTTGGAGGTACTGGTATTATAGCTCCAATGAGGCTCGTTGAAGAGCTAGAGCAATCTAGACCAGAGAAGAGACTCATGATGATGGGTGGTGGCGAGGTGATAAAATACGAAGAAGATGGCCCTGCGAAAGGCAAAATGCCAGCAAACTTTGCAGGAAGAACAAGAGGTCGTGACGCAGACACCCCGTATAATGACCAAGTCGCTCTGGATGCTGGGGTAGAGATAGACTACAGTGATAGGTACCGATACCTAACTGAAGACGAGAAAGAGCTTGCTCTCGAACTTGAGTCAAAAGGTCTTCTTCGCATTGACGGTAAAGCTGGCGGATATATCACACCTCAATCTATGGCAAATCTAATGACTCCAAAAGCAAGATTAGCAATGGCTGCAATGTCTAGGCAGATTAGAAAAGGAGAAGAACCCGGCGGACAAAGTTTTGGTCGGGGTAGAATTGAAAGCGGAGGGGTCGCTGGAGCACAAAGAGCAACGCGCCCTGCCCTCATCAAACTGGCTGCACCTAGAGGATATGAAGAGGAAGAGCAAGAACCGAGCCGCGCGATTGACTATGCAGCTATTAGTTCGGATGGACCGATTCGAGCAGAGACAAGAAGCAGAGTAGGGGGTGGGACTTTCATCTCCCCGTTATCATTCAAGGGATTCGATTATTAAAATTCAGGGATGGTCACTTCAATGACCTCTATAACCTCTGAGTCTTTAATTGTAAATTCTACACCATCGAATGCCACATCGTATGGACGAACTTTAATTACAAAAGTTTCTCCAGTAAATCCCTTGTGGCTGAACCCTGCACAAATTCCAATGAAGCGCGAATCCTTACGCATTCCTTTAGGTTTGAAGGGGACCACCTCTCCATCTTGCATGATGTAGGTATCAAGTACGAAAGCATTGACTCCGTAATCTGACGGGTCTTTTGACGATACAACACTAAACGAGTTGTCTTCAAAAAAAACAACAAGTTGTGCTTGTGAGGCAAACGGCAATACAATTAAGGCAAGTAAAAATAAGTTCTTCATAATGAATTGTGTTATGGGGTTCCCTTATACAACGCTGCAAGATTCCGTATATTGTGCCCATGCTTGTAAAACGCGAAAAAAAATTTCAAAGGGTAGCCAGAGTAAGTATGAGAGAGGGTGGATTAGTAGACTGGCCGCCAAGCGGAGAGAAGTCTTTTGATTCTATTCTGGACAGACAGATATATAAGGAGTCCACAGGAAACCCCTTAGCCGAGTCTCCAGCTGGTGCGAGAGGATTGGCTCAGATAATGCCCGTAACAGAGCAGTACCTAAAGGAGAGGGGTCTGCTTCGAGAAGATTTTGACCCGTTCAACCCTGAGCATTCGAAAGAAGCGCAACAGGTTTATATGAATAACCTAATGAACAGGAGCTGGAATAAAGGCTCTGATGAAATTAAGATTGCTAAAGCATTGGCAGCATATAACTATGGACCTACAGCTACGGTGCGCGTTCTTAATAAAGCTAAAGAACAAGGCAAGGATATATATGAATCTCTTGATTGGATTGAAGAACTACCTCTTGAGACTAGAGATTACATATCTAAGATACTTGGGTATAACGAAAAGTTTGAAGGTGAGTACGGAGGTTATAGATTAAGAGCTGATAACAAATGAACTTATCCGCTCAAATACTAGAGGCTGCAATTCTAGCCAGCAAAAAGAACTATCACAGCAATCGTTCTAGAAGGCGTGCTTTAGACAGAGAGATTAATAGGCTCTCCTCCCTCCAGCTTCCTGTAGATTCTTTGGACGAGGAGCCTTCCTGATTGCGATAACCCCAATCTGTTTTCGTGATGTCCCGCCTCATGGAACATAGCGTTTACAAATGAATCTACTCCCTTTCCGGGATGAATTACCTCTATGTATCCTTTCTGTTTTAACGGGAGGATGGTTCTTTCGTACAGCTTATTCTTACTCTTCTTCATCGTTTTTGCTAAATGATTAACTGTAAAGAATTCGTAGTCATAACAAAACAAGATTGCCTCTATCTCCGCTGAACCTATATTGTAGTTTAGTTTAATGTCTCTCATAACCATAGAGAGTTTCTTTAAGTCATTTCTCTTGACATACCTTTTATTCAATTTACTAAAATCCCTTCTCCTTCTACCCGGATGATGTCTACTCATTAGTAGTATATTTGTTTCAAATTTAAGAATATGGCTACTCTTAGCGGAACTAGACTGAAAGATACATACACTGGTCTATTGAAAACCAATGATTCGGGTAACTTCACGTCATCATTAAAGGTTATTCAAGACGGCTCTGGAAATGACTCAGCTCTGTCTTTGTCTAGCACCACTGTAAAGGCAGCTGCTTTGCAGGTTAATTCTATCACGGGAGGTAGTTCAAGTACAAAGGCTTTGGTTTGGAACGATAGCTCAAAAGCAATTGAGCATAGAACCTTCCCCTCTAACTCTACGGTTACCACAACGGTAGGCGCAACAAACAACAACCCTACAATTACAATAGAGGCTGCTGACGCTTCTAGTACCGTGATTACTTTTGTCGGTGGCGACGGTATTGATGTTTCTAGAAGCTCAAACACAATAACTGTTCAGCAGTCAAGCTCTACAATAAATATCGTTAGCGCGGCTCTTGTTCTTACTGGTGCTAGTTCAGACTCAGGTTCTTCTTATTTTGTTAATGCTGCGAGCGGAACATTTGATATTACCCTTCCTTCAGCGGGTGCTGGATTGAGGTATAAGTTTTATATTCAGGCTAATACCAGTGCTGGCTTTAGGATTGTGACTAAGGCTTCTTCAGACCATGTGTTTGGTAGGGCAACCGTAATGTCTACAACAAGCAATAATAGCGACGTTCAGGTTTCAGAAAAAACCGAGGATAAAAACAATCTCACTTTTATTCCAGATTCGACACAAAAGGGCGGTAACGCAGGAGACACTATTGAGTGTATCGCTATAGACGATACTGACTGGTTGGTTGTAGCGAATCTAACAACATCAGGCTCTACGGTTACAGGGGTTAATGTATTTGGAGGTGGGACTTAATAATTAAATTATGGATGATATTTTAAAGAAGGCTATGTTTGAAGAGGTTGCTGATGTCCTCGCTCAGGTTGAAGAGATAGTAGAGAAGTATAAGCACTCCGGTGACTTGGTTTATAGCACTGCTTTCGCATACCTAGAAGAAGAGGGGGAGAACGAAAACAAATGGACTTTGGCTTATGGTCATAACTGTAGTGACTCGGAAGAGTTTGAGCAGTTAACGACACTTCAGATTGAAGCCTTTCATCAGGGAGGAGAAGAGGACGAAATATATTTGCCGGGTCTCTTTTTAAACTAAAGAGAAATGAATGTAATTAGAAAGATTGTCATTGGGCCAAACCCCAAGGACGCAATGGCGTACTATGTAGGGATGAAAGCTGGTAAAGCTAAGGTTATCGCAATCAAAGAAGATGAGGCTTCTCTATATAAGTATAACGTAAGGAGATATCATGTTTACCTAGAGGACGAAGATTCAACGTATATTTGGAAGACGGTTGAGAACCAACCAATCCTAATTGAATACGATTGTAATTTTGAATGAAGACATTAAATCATTTCTTCGTAAAGGTTCCTAATAAAAAAAAGGAAACCTTAAAGCTTGGCGATAAAGAAATTTTCTTAGATACTAGGTTCAATGAATTTGAACACAGAGTATGTTATGGGGAGATACTATCGTCCCCTTATAAGCAAGATACCGGAGCTAAGCCGGGAGACACTTTGTTCTTTCATCACCACGTAACTTCAAGTGCTTCTAATGTGATTGACGAATCAGAGGGAATCTATATGGCTGTTTATGACAATCAAAACAAGAGAGGTAGTCACGCTATAGCCTATAGGGATTCGGAAGGAGACATTCACATGTTGGCTGACTGGGTTTTCTTAGAGCCGTTAGAAGAAGACGCATCGGAGGAGGTGACAGACAGCGGTATAATTTTATCAGTCACTAAAGAAACCAAGGATGAGGCTAGGGTTGTTACACCCAGTAGAGACATGATTAAAGAGGGTATAGTTAAAGGTGATGTTGTTGGCTTCTTAAAGGACAGAGATTACAAAATGAAGCTTGACGATGGCTCGATAGTTTATCGTATGAAATCAGACGACATACCCTATGCGGTCAAGTAAGTTCACCACCATCGATGCAGCCGAAAGACTCATGAAGTCTATGGAGATTGCAATAGATAATATGATTGATGAAGTTAAAAGACCTGTTGACCCTGAGGCTGGAGGAAGTGCTAGGAAAGCTGAACTGCAAAGTATTAAACAGACGGCGGTGGACTGCAAGGAACTTTTGGTGGAACGGCAGCGGCTTGAACAGATGGTAAAAGACATGAGGTCTAACGGAAGTATCGAACAACAGAAGGATTACTCAGGAGGATTCGCGGAAAAATTCAGTAAGTAGATATGGCAAAGTTTATATGCAACGATTGCAGCCACGAGCAAGAGGGACGCAACACATCCATTAAGATATTGGATGGCGAGGCGAGGCACGACATAAAGTGTGATGAGTGTGGTGGTTATATGAATTTAAAAGAACCTAAGTCAGGTATGCCTAGTTTTAAAGCTAACCGCTGGGGCCAAGTAATGTAATGGACACTTTATTAAGTTTAGATGAATATAAAGAGCCTGCTGTTAAGATATGTCCCAACGGTACAGTCGGAAGTATCGTCGAGCTTGGCGGGCTTCTCATTTGCCTTCCCTCGATACCGAAGGATGGAATCAAAGGAGAGGGTCTGGAGGCAAGTTTGCAGGTGTGGGGAAGAGTACCTATGCCAAAAGAACTGTCCCGTCTTAGAAGTATGGACGAGTGGGCAGAAGCGCCAAAGGAGTTTCGAGAGAAGTTTCATCCATATATCGAGGAAGAGTTTAGAAGGCGTAGGGAGGGTCTTTGGTTTTACAATAAGGGTGAACCTACATATATCACGGGGAGGCACTACATGCTCTTACAGTGGACGAAGATTGACATTGGATACCCATCGTATCTTGCGTTCCAACGTGACATCTTTATCCACATGGCTGCGTGTGAATCTGACCCGCGTTGTATCGGTCAGCTTTATACTAAGTGTAGGCGCTCTGGCTATACTAATATCTGTAGTTCTGTTCTTCTCGATGAAGCTACTCAGGTTAAGGACAAGCTTCTTGGGATACAGAGCAAGACGGGAAAAGACGCGCAGGAAAATATCTTCATGAAGAAAGTGGTGTCTATGTTTAGGCACTACCCATTTTTCTTTAAGCCCATTCAGGATGGTACTACCAACCCTCGTATGGAGCTAGCCTTCAGGGAACCATCTAAAAGAATTACAAAAAACAACAAGACTTCTTTTGCTGGTGACGCATTGAATACAGTTCTCAATTGGAAGAACACAACAAATAATGCGTATGACGGAGAGAAGCTTCATATGTTATATCTGGACGAGGCAGGGAAGTGGGAGAAACCCTCTGATATTAGGGAGGCTTGGAGGATAGAAAGGACTTGTTTAATTGTTGGTCGGCGCATAGTAGGAAAGGCTTTGGTAGGGAGTACGGTAAACCCAATGGGTAAGGGCGGTTCAGAGTATAAACAGATATGGATGGATTCAGACCCGTTGAAGCGCAACGCTAACGGTAGAACAGTATCTGGCCTTTATAGACTATTCGTACCGGCTTATGAATCTCTAGAGGGTTTCTTTGACATGTATGGCAACCCCATTATAGAAGACCCAGATAAAGAAGTTAAAACGCTGGAGGGGGATATGATGACCTTTGGGGCTAAGACTTTTTTAAGGAATGAAAGAGACTCACTTAAGAATGACGCTAAGGAATTAAACGAGCTTATACGTCAGTTTCCTTTTACACCTGATGAAGCGTTCCGAGACAGCGTTGAAGGAAGTTTATTTAATATTGGGAAGATATACGAACAGATAGAGCATAATGATTCGTTATACCCTAGCCCAGTTGTTAGAGGTAATTTTCAATGGCAAGGCGGAGTAAAGGACACTAAGGTTTTATTTCTTCCCGACCCTAGAGGTAGGTGGTATGTTTCTTGGATGCCTCCCAATTCAGAGCGAAGTGTTATAAGTTCACATAGAGGTTCTAAGATACCCTCCAATCCGAATAGGGGTTGTGGGGGAGTTGACTCCTATGATTTAGATGCTACGGTAGACAGCCGAGGGTCGAAGGGGGCTTGTCATATATACAACAAGTTCAATATTGACGGGGCCAGTAATATGTTTGTTGCTGAGTACGCTAGCCGTCCACCAATGGCCAAGATATTTTATGAAGATGTTTTAATGGCCGCTGTCTTTTACGGCTATCCTCTATTGATAGAGAATAACAAATATGGAATCGTAAGACACTTTGAGTCAAGGGGTTATGATGGGTATGTGATGGATAGGCCAGCTCATTTAAAAACACCTAACTCTTCGGCGAACGTAAAGACTAAAGGGATTCCTTCTAACTCGCAGGACGTGATACAGGCTCACGCTTCTGCAATTGAAGATTACATTCACCATCATATAGGTTTAAATGAAGACGGTAGCCCCGGCTCTATGTATTTTAATCGAACGCTAGAAGACTGGGTTGGCTTTAAGATAGACAAGAGAACTAAGTATGACCTTTCGATAAGTTCGGGTCTTGCGTTGCTGGCTGCTCAAAAGGTTAAGATAGATAAGCCTGAGGTTAAATTTGAGGATAAGGTTTTTTTCAGGAGATACAAGCTGACTTAACGCTCGCTGCATATTGTTATATTTGCACTTGAGCCCAACAAAACATTTCATGACCCAAGGGAGCAATAATAACAAATACGGAAACTTTCCAGACCCCTTTGCGGCCTCAGAACAGAAGCTAGAAAAGTCTTACGGTTTAAAGTATGCCAAGGCCATTGCTAGTCAGTGGGGGAATGGGGATGAGTCCTCTTCTCTTTTGCGTCAAAGAATGCAGG